CAGCGGGGAAGCACGACATTGTCTGGCTCGAATATTCAGTGGCAACCGGAACGACGACGTGGTACACGAGCGTGCTGTCGAACGTCGGAATGAATGGGTGGTGTAAATGCTAGACAACATCGCAGGAAGGCTTGACGCACAACTCAAGGCCGCTGGGCAACATGTTTATGTGTGGTTGGAGCAATCGGCTGCGACGAACACCACTACGTGGCTGGGAGATGACGGCGCCAGCAATTACTTCACGTTGATGGGCATTACAGGGAGCATCGACGGATAAGGACTGAACTCGTATAGCATAAATGCGGTGGTACGGGGTATTCAAGGATAGGAAGGATAAGTTATGATAGATACAGCAGGACGGCTTGACCGGAAACTTAAAGCAGAGGGACTAGCCATCGTCGGCGTCTCGATTGGTAATAGTACTGATACAACGACGTGGCGGGTACAACCGAGTGAGCTACAAGCTCAGGCGCAGCCGTTCATTGATGCTGTTGATGTAGCAGTGTGGGAACAGGATGAGGTGTGGGCCGAACTCCGAGTTGATCGTAATACGCGACTTATTGCAAGCGACTGGACACAATTACCCGATGTGAGTTGTTGGATTTGCACCAGAGGACAGCGCCGCATGGAGTGTTTATCGACAAGCTCTTCGCGATCTGCCCGCGAACACCAATGATCCAGCAAATCCCGTCTGGCCAACTTCAAACGTATAGCATAAAAAGTCTACATGTAAGTGTGTTGCGGTTCAAACCGCAGTGTGCCGCTCATCTAAATAGATCGACTTCCTTTATATTTTAGGAGCCTTTCTTACATGGCACACTTGGTAGAACTCAATGGCCGCAAGCTTTAGCCCATCAAGTTCGTACAGTCCGTCGAATTCTGGCAGTCCGTCGAGTTCTGCATCGCCGTCGGTGAGCCCGTCGACCTCTGTCAGCCCGTCGGCGTCGGTGTCTCCGTCAGCGTCACAGTCGAACAGCCCGTCGGCGTCAGTATCCCCGTCATCGTCACAGTCAAACAGCCCGTCAAGTTCGATATCGCCGTCGGGGTCACAATCGAACAGCCCGTCGAGTTCAGTCAGCCCGTCGAGTTCTGCATCGCCCTCGTTTTCACCATCTGCATCGGTCAGCCCATCACATTCCATTAGCCCGTCGAGTTCCGCATCGGCATCGTTCAGCCCGTCGAGTTCGTACAGTCCGTCGAGTTCGTTCAGTCCGTCGAGTTCGACATCAGCCAGCCCGTCGAGTTCGCAGAGTCCGTCAAGCTCTGCGTCACTGTCTACGAGCCCGTCAAGTTCGCACAGCCCGTCGAGTTCGTACAGTCCGTCGAGTTCATACAGTCCGTCAGGTTCAGCGTCTCGATCATATAGCCCGTCGAGTTCGTACAGTCCGTCGAGTTCGTTCAGTCCGTCGAGTTCCGTGAGCCCGTCGGGTTCAGCATCTCTATCCGTAAGCCCGTCAACGTCAGTTAGCCCGTCGAGTTCGTACAGTCCGTCGAGTTCGGCATCGCCGTCGGTCAGCCCATCCACGGGTGTGGTGGGACAACAGGTATATACCACTGCTGATGTGCTTCATCGAAAGGGGTCGTGGTCTGCGTCTTCTGGCAGTAATTTCTATGCGTTGATTGACGAACCGCAAATACCGAATGATAGCGATTCCATTTACTCTGACAGCGCACAAGAATTTAAAGTTGAACTTCGACAAATACATCCTACATCAGGCACCTATAATGCAGTCGCGGGCAGTACAACAGTGCAGTACGGTGAGGGGAAACGATATAAAAATACTACGAAGATTGCCGAACGAACGGTGTTCGATGCAACGACAGAATTTATTAGTGCAGCGCACACTTTTAAGTATACCCTAACATCAGCAGAGAAAACCATAATTAACGATTACACCAAATTAGAAGTGTGGTTTTACGCTGATCTAGACATTATTCAGATGACAATCGGCGGGATGGTTGTACCAGTTCAGCCAACCGGAGAAGTCTCGATGTATGTTCGAACCTCCGCAGGCCTCCTCTAAGCCATGGCTCATATTACTGATTCAACATTATACGGCACAATGGTTGCTGGCGTTTCTCTATATGGGAGATGGATATCAACCGACGATGAGACGTTATATAACTTCGCGACGTATGAAGATTCCAAGTATGGGTTGTGGACGCCAACTCTCGATTACACATGGTATGACACAGCAACGTATAATAACTCTACGTATGATAATGTATATGTAAGCTCGCCCAGCGCGTCGGTAAGTCCCTCGGCCAACTACTCCTTCCGAGTATATTGGTTTGAGTTAAACATACCAGGGCCCCCGGGGAGCCCGTCAAGTTCACTCAGTCCGTCGATTAGCCCATCGACCTCTGTCAGTCCGTCTAGTTCCGCATCGCGGTCGGTGAGCCCGTCAAGCTCCGCGTCGGCCTCCGTGAGCCCGTCAACCTCTGTCAGTCCGTCTAGTTCCGCATCGCGGTCGGTGAGCCCGTCAAGCTCCGCGTCGGCCTCCGTGAGCCCGTCAACCTCTGTCAGCCCGTCGAGTTCTGCATCGCCGTCAGTGAGTCCGTCAAGTTCTGGCAGCCCGTCGAGTTCTACATCGCCGTCAGTCAGTCCGTCGAGTTCCGTTTCGGCGTCAGTGAGCCCGTCGACCTCTGTCAGTCCGTCAACCTCTGTCAGTCCGTCAAGCTCCGCATCGCCGTCGGTGAGTCCGTCGAGTTCCGTTTCGGCGTCAGTAAGCCCGTCAACCTCAGTCAGCCCATCGAGTTCATTCAGTCCGTCGAGTTCATTCAGTCCGTCGAGTTCTGTCAGCCCGTCAACCTCTGTCAGCCCATCGAGTTCATTTAGTCCATCGAGTTCGGTGTCTGCATCAGTGAGCCCGTCAAGCTCATTCAGTCCATCGAGTTCAGTAAGCCCGTCAACGTCAGTTAGCCCGTCGAGTTCATTTAGCCCGTCAAGCTCAGTAAGCCCGTCAAGCTCCGTGAGCCCGTCGAGTTCATTGAGTCCGTCAAGTTCAGTTAGTCCGTCGAGTTCGTTTAGCCCGTCAAGTTCCGTCTCGGCGTCGGTGAGTCCGTCAACCTCAGTCAGCCCATCGAGTTCCGCATCACCATCGGTGAGTCCGTCAAGTTCCGCATCGGCGTCTGTTTCACCATCAGCATCGGTGAGCCCGTCCGCGTCAGTAAGCCCGTCCGCATCAGTGAGTCCGTCGAGTTCGGTAAGCCCGTCAACATCAGTTAGTCCGTCAAGTTCCGTCAGTCCGTCAAGTTCCGTCAGTCCGTCAAGCTCTGCGTCGGCGTCGGTGAGTCCGTCAAGTTCCGCATCGGCGTCTGTTTCACCATCAGCATCGGTGAGCCCGTCGAGTTCAGTGTCCGCGTCGGTGAGCCCGTCAACGTCAGTCAGTCCGTCAAGCTCCGCATCGCCGTCTGTGAGCCCGAGTAGTTCAACATCAGCGTCCGTGAGCCCGTCCGCGTCGGTAAGCCCGTCTGCATCGGTGAGCCCGTCGGCGTCAAGAAGCCCGTCAAGTTCACCATCGCTTTCTGTATCTCCGTCGGCGTCTGTGAGCCCGAGTGGTTCAGCATCAGCGTCAGTCAGTCCGTCCGCATCGGTAAGTCCGTCAAGTTCCGGCAGCCCATCAAGTTCGGTGTCTGCGTCAGTCAGTCCGTCGGCGTCAGTCAGTCCGTCAAGTTCGCAGAGTCCGAGTAGTTCCGCGTCGGCGTCCGTGAGCCCGTCAAGCTCCGCGTCGGCCTCCGTGAGCCCGTCAGGTTCCGTATCTCTATCCGTAAGCCCGTCAACCTCAGTCAGCCCATCGAGTTCGGTGAGCCCGTCGAGTTCGGCGTCTCGATCATATAGCCCGTCGAGTTCGTTTAGTCCGTCGGCGTCAGTCAGTCCGTCCACCTCGGTGAGCCCGTCGGCGTCGGTAAGCCCGTCCGCATCGGCAAGTCCATCAGCGTCGAAGAGCCCGTCAAGTTCACCGTCGCTGTCGGTATCGCCATCGGCGTCAGCATCCGCATCACAGAGTCCGTCAAGTTCGTTTAGCCCGTCGAGTTCTGTATCAGCGTCGGTGAGCCCGTCGAGTTCAAGTAGTCCGTCGAGTTCATTCAGCCCGTCGAGTTCGTTTAGCCCGTCGAGTTCCGTATCAGCGTCGGTCAGCCCATCAAGTTCAGGTAGTCCGTCGAGTTCAGTGAGCCCGTCAAGTTCAGGCAGTCCGTCAAGCTCAGTGAGCCCGTCGAGTTCTGCATCCGCGTCGGGCAGCCCGTCAAGCTCCACGTCGGCATCAGTCAGCCCGTCAAGTTCGTCATCGGCGTCCGTGAGTCCGTCAAGCTCAGGTAGCCCGTCGAGTTCGGTAAGCCCGTCAAGTTCATTCAGCCCGTCGAGTTCAGTGTCGGCCTCAGTCAGCCCGTCAAGTTCGGTGAGCCCGTCAAGTTCAGGCAGTCCGTCAAGCTCGGTGAGTCCGTCCGCGTCGAGGAGTCCGTCAAGCTCACCGTCACTGTCGGTATCACCATCAGCATCGGTATCTGCATCACTGAGTCCGTCCAGTTCTGTCAGCCCGTCAAGCTCCACGTCGGCCTCAGTCAGCCCGTCGAGTTCTGCCAGTCCGTCAAGCTCCGTGAGTTCGTCAAGCTCCGTGAGTCCGTCGAGTTCGGCGTCTCTCTCGTATAGCCCGTCAAGCTCCTTCAGCCCGTCGAGTTCGGAGAGCCCGTCGAGTTCTGTCAGTCCGTCAAGTTCTGTCAGTCCGTCCAGTTCGGAGAGCCCGTCAAGTTCCGCGTCGGCATCGGTGAGTCCGTCAAGTTCGGAGAGCCCGTCGAGTTCCGCATCCGCGTCGGTGAGCCCGTCAAGCTCCGTGTCGGCATCAGTGAGCCCGTCAAGTTCTGGCAGTCCATCAAGTTCGGCATCGGCATCGTTCAGTCCATCGAGTTCTGTCAGTCCATCGAGTTCTGTCAGTCCGTCAGGCTCCGTTAGCCCGTCCGCGTCGAGGAGTCCGTCCAGTTCCCCCTCACCGTCGCTATCGCCGTCCCTGAGTCCGTCAGGCTCGTTCAGCCCGTCAAGCTCGTTCAGCCCGTCAAGCTCCGTGTCGGCATCAGTGAGCCCGTCGAGTTCGTTCAGTCCGTCAAGCTCGTTCAGTCCGTCAAGCTCGTTCAGTCCGTCGAGTTCTGCCAGTCCGTCAAGCTCATTCAGCCCGTCGAGTTCTGCCAGCTTATCCGTCTCACCCTCGGCATCGGTGAGTCCGTCAAGTTCAGCAAGCGCGTCTGCATCGCCATCATATGTCTATCGCTCGTCGCTGATTCGCATTCGCGCCCGCAGCAACATGGTGACTCTCAATGACATTCAATACACCTTGGTCACAGCGATTCGGGCGAGACAAAACCAGTTGGTGCATCTAGATGCTTGGACCAAGGAAAGCTAAATAACAACATGACCGAAACACAAGATTTCTCGATCAATAGAGGGTGCGACTATCGGCTTCGGTTTCGTTTGGTACAAGCGCCAACGACAGAACTAGGTTCGTTGTCTGATTGGAATGTTCGATTTGAACTTCGCACGACGCGTGGTGGGTCGGTCATTGCGACCATCAATGGTGGGATATCAGCGAACGTATCTAGTGCGAGTGATTTTGGCGTGTGGGATGTAGATCTAACCGCCGCACAGACCACGGCCCTAACGGAACGCACATACTTCTATGCGTTCCGTCGTATCGATACGGGGTTTGTAGATGTGTTAGCGAAGGGGAAGTTGTTCGTCGAGACGTATTAAGCTACGCTGCGTTATGTGATCCTCGTTCCGATTTTCAATTCTCGAAGAAACGATTCAAACACTTTCGTAGTGAGCTTGCGACTGTCCGATCCGCTTTTGACAGGTGCCATAGAGATTTGTCTGTCGAGGGCGTACATTTGTTCGTGCGATAGCACACCGTTAGTCCAGATCCATTCCTTACTTTCACGCAACCCACTGACAAAGGCGTCTGGCGCGCTCGGATCTGCAACGATGTCTGCGGCCGTGGAGAGATAGAAGTCCTCACCGACAACTGACCCACTCTCGTCGTTATCATCCAGCAACGAACCGACGCCACGCGAAGACACACCAAACTTGACATCCTCATCAATAAAAGACTTCACAATCTTGCCATATGGCGTGTCCATGATCTTGGCACGACCTATGAAGTTCGTGCCGTCCATCGTAAGATTGGTGATCATGTGAGAGACGCGATCAAGATTGATATGAGGAGAGTCGGGGTGCCCAAGCTCGCCCAGCGCACGGTTCTGCGAGACGTATTCCTCGTTGTATCGAGCGACCTCCCGCTCTAACACAGCTTGTGGATAGATGCGCCCATTACGGTTCTTTATCTCGGACTGAAGGAAGACACCTTCAATATGGTAAGTCTTGCCGTGGTCCGTTGATTCAACGATGGGCTTAACGTCGCGGGGAGAAACAAACTCTGCTATTAGTTTCATGGATTACCTACCTGAGTTTCAGTTCCAATTGGCGCCGGTCTGCCGGTTTAAGTAACCTCTGATTCCATTTGATGCCTGCCTTGGTGGCCTTGTCCAGCACCTGGCCAGCACGACGCCATGCTGATCTACCGTGAGCCGCCGGCCGCTCACCGCTCTTTAAGAAATCTTTTATCGCACTATTAACGACGGCTGCGGGCGGCAGTCTTCTTTGGCGGTTCTTATTGCGGTTACCAGTTAGCTCTTTATAAACCTCATCCGCGACGCGGTCGGGAGACCATCCGCTGTGTGCAGCGTCATGGCTGCCTATATCCCGCATGATCCGCTCAACGCTTTTACCTTCCTTGAACACCGTCTGCTTCTCAACTTCGATTCTATCCGCAGTCTTCTGCTGCATGATCTCCGAGAAGATCTGATTCGCACCAGACCAATCGGCGTTCTTTACGTGCTGGACAAGTTGTGTAAATGAATTCATGACGTGCGGCTGCTGGTTACCGTCCCTCCGCAGAGCGACGTATTGCTGCTCCGTCATCGTCATCATCGACAGCTTCGTTCTTAGCTTTGTAGCCCTTATCGACTGCGTTAAAGAAGTCGTCTTTCTTGTCGGCTGGAATATCGGCGGGAGAGTCATACCCGTGCTTCTTCATCATAGACTTGAAGTAGGCTTTGTAACCGTCCGAGCCACTTTCCGCATCTTCCCTGACACCACCATCGTCCTCACCTGGCGCGCCGTATCCACCGGGCCCTAGCTTGCCTTTACCTTCCTTGAATATCGTCTTCTTCTCAACTTCGATTCTGTCTGCGGTCTTCTGCTGCATGATTTCTGAGAAGACCTGATTCGCACCAGACCAATCGGCGTTCTTTACGTGCTGGACAAGTTGTGTAAATGAATTCATGGGTGACCTCTAGTAACTGGAATTATTGGACATCAGCAAAACCTTCGGTCTTGCGGAACTCAACGATGATGCTGTACGCCGTCTTGGCTGGCACGACTGGCGCGCCAATAAAAAAGTTCCCAGTAGGAGCAGTGAGCGTCGGATTATCAAGCTGTAACGGCAGGGCGTTCTTACCGAAGTATCCAGATCCCGATAATATCAACGATGTCGTATTTGCGGCTCCAGTCGAGGAGGCAAATCCAAGCTCCACAACCATCGTGGGACTGACGGAGTACCACACACTAGTGATATCGAGGTTACGGTCGGGCGTAGTAAATGCAGTCGCCGCATTAGCAGTCGCCGTCACAGCAGTATCCGCGCCTCCACCCGTAAAGGTCAATGTCTCACCATTGGTATATGACGTAGCACCAGTCAACTCACCCACCACTACAGTGTTAGACGAAGCTAACCAGTCAACGACAATGGAACTGGCGCTGCTGGATGTACCCACCATTACTGCACCGCGTAAAACCTCGACGTTTCGACTAGTAAGCACAACTTTGTGAACACCATAGGACAGTGCGGCGACATTCACTTTCATAACGTCAGCGTGTGGTGTACCACTAAGGGAGTAATATAAAAATTTCCCGACAACTCGCGTTGGATTGTCAATAAGAATCTGAGTAACTGCGGTGTCGGCTGTAATCGGCATATCTTTACACTATTTAGTCTATTGTGGATTTCTTCCGTGACGAAGCCACGTCACCAGAAGGTTCCACTGAAGGGTTAGTGTTAGTCTCGCGATTATCGGTGTCGCGCAACGTGGCATCTGCTTCAATGTCAAATGTTGAGGCTTCCGACGATTCGTCAGCCATGTCGGCTTGCATATTCGATAAATCCATATCAGAGAGCTTCAAAACTTCACGTTGGATATACTGATTCGAGAAATACTTCCCGATAAATGGTTCCATCTGCGTAGCAAGATTCATACGAGCCGTGAGAATTTCGTTCATCTTCAGTTCTTCGAAGTAGGAGTCTTGCTGCCAGTTATAGCGAATTCTGTCCTTGATTTTATACCACTCCGCCTCCGTCATCACATTCTTCATTCGCAATTGCTTTTCAAGCAACTGATCGAACAGATGACTTAACTGGACTTGCAGCCGGTGAATAAATTTGGTGAATCGCAGTTCGTCACGGGTAATTTCCGTGGCGCGACCAATCTGGAAACCCTGCCCTGCTTCTGTTCGTGTGGGAGGCAACCCAAGCGCACGATAAAGCTTCTTGCGGAAGTAATCCACGTCTTCCATCTGCCCGAGGTTCTGACCACCGGGCAATGTCTCAATCTGGGTTGACTTACCCCCTTCACGTCGAGGCAGCCAGAAGTCTTCAAGCACTGACATGAACTTGCGGTCGTCGCGAATCTCACCGGTACCAACATCATAGACGAGCTTATTCCGATACCGCTGCATGATGTCGTAGAGATACTGTTCTGCCTTTTGCTTGGGAAGGTTACCCACATCAATGTAGAACACACGGCGCTCGGGCGCCCGCGCAACACGATAGATGACGACGGAATCTTCGATCATGCGAAGCAGGTTCAGTGGCTTGATGGCTTTATGGAGCCATGAAAGCACTGTCCGCTTGTTTACGTCGTAGAGTCCTGACGGGCAGAACGCAACAGCATCCGTGGTGATACGAATACCGTTATAGTTTAGCATGGCCGCTGTAGGGGTGTTCGCTGACCCTGAGAGGTTGGTTGGAGCAACAAAGCCCATCGGGTTGTACACATAGTACTCCCGAACAACTTCAACAATGTCAAACTGCCCTTCCTGATGGCGTTTACGGGCGACCTCACGTACCTTGCGAATGGTGCGCGGATCAACGAGTCGCAATTCCTGAATACCCGCCTTCGGATCCGATTCATCCGCCACACAATGAAAATAAATACGACCGTCTACATACCATTGCCGCACAAGGCTATATGCATCGCGATGGAAGTTGAGCATTTTGAGAAGGTTCGCGAATTCGGACTGAATGCGGGTTTCGAGTTCTTCCCCGAGATCCACATAGTCCAGATTCAATGCGACAGGCATCCGTTCAGCATCCTGCACCACAATTTCGTTGATGATCTGGTCTATGGCTTCATCGACCTCCGCCACAATCTGCATTTCTCGATAGCGATTGATGAGTTGGGGATCATCAATAACCGCACCATCGAGGTCCAGATAATAGCCGAAGTAACCACCGGCGGAACCATATTGAATATTTAAGGCGCCGTCTTGATTATCGGGAGGAACGAAACTGATTGCGTTCGAGGTCGGTTTCAGTAACGACGCAGTAGGCGCCGATGACTTTTGATTAAAGTTGAACTCGAAGCCGAAAAGACGAGGCATGATTTCACTTTCTGAGGGGCACCATTATAGGCGCCCCTCTGAAAACATATACAGATTAGACGTTAACGCCGACACCGACATCAACGCTGACTGTCGGGTTATCGCGAGTTGGAATTTGTCCTTCAACTTCCCACCACTGATAGGTAAATTCACAGGTGTACTTTTCAACTTCTCCCGTGGTGGCCCAATTCAATTCGATGGCCGCAAGGTTGGTCGGGAACGCACCGATGAAGTTATACGTACGTAACCTATTACCTTCACGTCCGAACTGCGTTACGCTAAGGTCTGTGGTGAATCCACCATCCCCCTGAATCCCCTGCGAGAACTGTGAAGTTGCAGATGTATGGCCGGACATCCGGTCCATCCACTCTTCAAGCGCACGGCGAAGGGCAAAGTTTTCGTCGTTGATGATAGTGACGGATACTGGAGCGAACGTCCGTTCGCCCATATATTGCAACTTGCGCCCAAAGTATGGGACCTCAAACGCGGCAACGACAGACTCTGGAATATGAGCTACCTCTACCATAAAACGGGACAACTGTGCAGCCAATGGACCGTTTGTCACGGATGCTGGCCACCGAAGTTCCATTTCAAAGAGTGAAGCACGGGCTCCACCACCCTTGAGATTATTGCGGAACTGATCGAGATTAAATGCCATGTTAGTTTATACTCCTATAGGGCGGCATTAAACCGCGCCCACAACCTCTTGAAATGAGACGCCTGAACGCACCG